TAGAACACCTCGTCCTTGTGGATTTCCCAACAGATGCCGTTGTAATTCTCGAACTCGCACCACGCCCCGGTGACGGTGTTCATAACGTCCTGGCGCTACGCGATCGGGTCCGGCACGTTGATGTAAAGCTGATTGGCCCGGTTGTGTACGCACAGTTGCCAACCGAACCGAGTCGAGAACGCTGACATGTCCGTGCTCAGCTTGAGCAGGATCATGTCGGTCAGCGGCGTCGGGTCGAGCACTTTCGACTGCGCCAGGATGGACGTGAGCGGGAGCACCCCGTCCTCGCACAGGATGAGCAGGTCGGAACCGTACTTCGTGGCACAGCGCCGGCCGATGGTGCCGCCGATGCGGTACACGCCGTCGAGCGTGAACGTGCCGTCCGTGGCGTCGGGGTTGAACCCGGTGTAGACCGCGATGTCGCCCTCGGACGAGATGAACACGATGTGATCGTCACTGCCGGCCGCGGAGTCCACCGTCCAGGACTTGATGCACTGCAGGAACCCGCCGCGGGGGAAGATTTCACCGACGTCGAACTTCTTGAGCACGCCCTCCACCGCATCCACCGGCAGATACCACGCGCGGGTGCTGTTCTTCTCGGTGAACCACAGGCGGCGATGCACCAGGTGAACGTGGATCAGATTCTTGGGGTCGAGCGGCACGTCCGGCCCCGTGGAGATGAGTCCGGTGAGCGTGCAGTTGGTCCACGCCGTGCCGTTGAACTTCTGCGGCGTGTCGGCCCCGTTCACCATGACGAGGAACGCGCCGAGCACGTTCCCGATCTGCGTGTACTGCCAACGCGCGTTGGTGAACCCGGTCAGCACCTCGACCGGCGTCGTGTCTTGCGCCGTGACGTTGAACACTTTGCCGGCGGCGGCGGCGAACAGAGTCTCCACGCCGGTCGTGGCGGCGTAGTTCATCAGCGTTTCGATCGGGGCCGGGACTACGAGTGCCGCGTGCTTCGCCCACCCGAGACGGAGCTGCGCGCCGTATCGCTGCGGGAACAGGTTCTTGAGGACGATTGCCTGGTTCGGCTGCATGTCCATCAAAGAGTCGCGCGCGTTCAATCCCCCCGTGGGGGCGGGGATTGAGCGCAGACCGCTAACTTGCCGCGCGACGATTGCGAGATTACTTTTCATCGAATACGCAGCACCGGGACGTTGATGCCACCGAACAGGAGTCCGATGATGAGGATGACGGCAAAGAGTCCGATGAGCACCCGCGCGACCTTATCGAACGGCGCAGGTAGTCCGATATAGCCGACGAGCCACCATAGCAGGTAGAACACCAGACCGAGCACGATGATCGTGACGAGTAACCCAACGAGTCCTTCTAAACTCATGCGACCTCCTACTTGTTCGTGAAGTAACCGACCACCATCGCGACGATCGCGGCGATGGTGCCTTTCAGCACCATAGAGATGAGCCGCACCTTAGCCTCAAGGACGGCGACCCGCTCCATGATTCCGCGTGGTTCGGTTTCCACATTACCAACTTTCGCCCTTGACGATGCGGCTGACCTGCGTGACCCCGAGGCCATAGCGGGCGGCGAGGTCTTTGAGTGTCGGCCCCGTGCGCGGTACGTTCCGGTTCTGCCGGACGTATAACGAACGGATTTCGTCAACCTGCGCCGTGGTTATTTTCGCGTTACCGTTCTTCTCGCCGCGCGACGGCGTGCTGCGGTGCCGCCCGGCGTCCATCATGTCTTTGATGTTGTCCGCTTGCGTTCCGGTTTCTAAGTGGTCGGGATTGACGCACGCAGGGTTGTGGCACTTGTGCCGCACGACCTGTCCGGTGGGAATTGATCCCTTGAACGCTTGATACGACAGGCGATGCGCGACCGTGACTGTGACACCGACGCGGGCATCATCAGTCTCAAACCCGAGTAGTCCGTAGCCAAACTTATTCTTGGCTGCGGTCCACTCCCAACATCCGGTTCGTTCGTTCACCACGCACCTTTTCAAAATTCGCTGCTTGAATCGTTCCATCTGGCTCTCCCGTTGAAAGCAGGAGTTTACCAGTTTCCGTCTTAGCTTGCAGGCCAATTGCCGTCTGGAATATTGTAGATGGTTATTAAAGGGAAGGATGGGCTGCGCGCCAGTGAGAGGATGGGACCACCTTGGTCTTGGGCTATCGCGTCGTCCAGATTGCTCTGCCAATCGGCCGCGAACGACGTCGTGTCGAATCCTTTCGCGGCGTAGAACCGGAACTTGATGCCGCTCACCATCAGTCGGTCATCGAAGATGCAGGAGTCGATGTCCTTTGTCGCCTTGTTCTTCCGCACGAGCACTTGCGGGTCCGTGTTGATCGAGTCGCCGTCGATCGCCCACCCGCGGCTCACGTAGTAGTAGGAAAGGGTGAGCGGCAACGGCAGTCCACCGCCGCCCGTGTTCGCGCCGGGGATCGGCCAGATTTCGATCGTGTTCCCCACCAACCGGAACCGCTCGCGCGGCCCGGTGGAGAGGATGCCCGACTTGAGGAACTGCCACTGCTGCGGCGTTTCCGGCCCGATCATGGGCCACTGGTTCGTGGTGTCCCATTCCGTCTGCGAGAGCGGCCGCGCGAAGTCCTCGGGCAGGGGATAGGCGCCCTGACCGTCGACACAGGTGATCGTCGCCTCGCCGAACAGATTGCGCCAGAAGCGACGTTTGACCAACATCTGCCCCGTCGCGTTGTAAAGCGCGAACAGCTGCGTCGGGATGAGCTCCGGGTTGGCGGCGGCCGACGTCGGTTGCTGCAGAGACATCTCTGCCGCGGCCGTGCGGATTACATCAAGTGCTGACGAGTTCAGACTTGGCACGGGTAGCTTCCTCAAACCGTCGATTGATTACCGCGATCTGTTCGCGCAGTGCATCAATCTCGACTTTCAGTGAAGCGTTCTCGGCACTTACCTTCTCCGCGAACGCTGAGTCTTTCGCTTGCGCGAGATACGCCTGAGCCTTCCGTTTCAGATCGTTGAACCCCATGATGCGGGTGCCGTACACGTCCGCGATGCCGGCCAGGTGCTCGACCGTGATGATGTTGAGATGGAATAGCTCGTCGGCCTGTGCGCGCGTAATCGCCGGCCAATCGCGGATCGGAAAGCCTTCCATCGTCTGCGTCTGATTCTGCTCGAACAGATTCCACAGGCGCTGAAATCGACGCTTGTACTGCGGCGTCACGCTCGTGTCGATCATCGTGTTCTTGTCGCCGGGCACCATGATCTTCACGAACGGCACCGGCTCGAAAATCGGGTGCCCTTCCGCCAGGCTCTTTTCCTTGTTCTCGACGCTGCCCATGTAAAACTGAACGAACAGGTGATCGTCACCTACGTCCACGTTGCTTGGCATCATGTCTGATTGCATTTTGAGTCCTCTCGTCGGTTGACGTTAACGAACGGGTAATGCACTGGCGTAGAGTGCCATATAGTTTACGGTGGGCGACGCGTTGCCCATCAGTGACCGGATACGCACGTCGAACGTCACGGGCCCGGTGAGCAGGGCGACAACGCCGCCGAACGTCACCGACACCGGATTCGCCGCGCCCCCACCCTCCCCGGCAACGGCTTGCTTGATGTACCCGGACGCCGCGCCATTGACGAAGATTTCCAATTCTACGGCGTCGTTCGCGGCGAGCTCCATCGTCGCCTGTACGTTGATGAGCGCCGCGGTGGGGCCGCCGTCAGGGCTCGTGATCGTGCCCGCGCTCATGTCGCGCGTCCATTCCGGCGACTGCGCGAAGCCGACGCCGTTCAGATTGCCGATGACCACGGGAAACAGCCCCACCACGCCGAGCGACTGCGGCGTGTCGCGCGTGAGGTAGGCGAACGCCGGCGCGAACGCGTCGATGAGCGCCGAGAAGAACGAGCGAATGATCGCGGGCGTGATGACCCCGGTGTTGTTGTCGGGGAAGTCCGCGTTCACCGCAGCAAGTAATTCAGCGATTGTTTTCCGAGCCATTATTCAAATCCTCCCGAGAACCCATCGCTGAATGCACCGAGCAGCACGCCCGCCTCGATGCACAGTTCGCCGTTCACCGTGACCGGCCAACCGTGGACATGATTGGCGATCGCGCCGCCCGCCGAAATGGCGATGGCGCCCGCCTGTGACACGCGCAACCCGTTCACCCACAGCGGCGCGCCGCCGGGCAGCGACTGCACGATTTCCATCTGCCCGACCCCGTTGTAGCGGATCCCGCAGACCCATGAGAACGGCGGGGGCGTGGCGCTGTCATCGACCTGGAGGTTGTTGCTGCTGTCGTACAGGCGCCCCGCCAGTTCGATCCTCGGGTTCGGGATCGCCAGGTTCAAGTCGATGCGAGCTCGCCCTGTTGCCGGGTTGATGTCCAAACCATTGATGAACGGCATCGCACCCTCTTTAAGAAAAGGGCGCGGCGTTTAACCGCCGCGCCCGAGGCCGGACCAGACAGGGAGCGGGTTAAGGCGTGAGTGCAGGGGTCGACGTCAGGAACGCGTAGTCGCCGGTGACGAGTGCTTGCCCGGTGCCGTTCGTGAACGTGTTCCCCGCCGCCGCGGCGACGGTGACACCGTTCGTGATGCCGGCCGTGCCGCCGATGGCGATGCCCGTGGCGCCGACGCGGCAAAACACCGCGACTTTGCCGGGCGTGGCAAAAACCATCGTGCCGAGCTCGAACGGCGCCGTAGCGTCGGCGGCCTGTGGCGGCACCGTGACGCCGCCGACGGGTTTCCAGACTTGCGTGAGACTCGCCCCAATCAGGGGTGATGTGACTCCAGGCATGATTGATTCCCTTTCGGAGTTCTTCCGTTATGTTGAGGGGTTGAGGTTAGGCGTCCGCCATCACGCCCTGGAACTGCGCACCACTGACCGTCAGGTTGCCGGCCCACGCGAGCAGTTGCGTGACGGCATCCTGGTTGACCGAGTACCGCTTCGACGGGTCGAGCGCGACGAAATTGCGATCGCGGTGCGGCCGCAGATGCAGGTACTTCGTGTTGAGGAAGTACGCCGTGCTCACCGGGTCGTAGCCGCCGATGCCGCCGTCGAGCACAACGTCGGCTTGCATGTACTGCACCGACGGGAACCCGAGCTTCGCCATCTTGCTGTCCGTGAAACGTTGGATCGTCTGCAGGGACTGCATGAACAGCGCCCAATACGCGTTGTCGACCATGATGAGGTCGATGTGGTCCGCGCCGCGCACCGTCGCCGCGTACATGGCGTTGAACCGTTGTTGGATGTTGGCGGCGGTGGTGCCCGCGGCAATCGACGCCTGATTGCGCCAGAACGGCCAGGACAGGCGATCGATGCCGCCGTAGATGCCCGTCGTCGGCACTTTCGCGACTGCGACCGCCAGGCCGCCGATCTGCTTGCCGCCGGCGGCGAGGCCGTCGGAGTACAGACCCTGCGAAATCAGGTTCGACATCGTTGATTCGGCGACCTTGATCCGCGCCTCCATCAGATCGATGATTTGCTCTTTCGAGCTATTTTGCAGCATTTCGAGGCCCGACATCGAGACCGCACACGCGG